TTGGGTTCGTACCCGCAGACGCGCCAGACGAGAACCGTAGGACAGTAGTGCTAGGGTTATCGATCCAGAACCACGAACCACCTGCACCTGCAATGCGGACCGCGCCTACGCCACTGGAGCCTTCAAAAGAGCTGGTACCTCCGCGCACATCCAATTTATAACCCGGCGAACTCGTCCCGATCCCGACGTTACCGCTGGCGTCGATGCGCATGCGCTCGGTGTTGTTAGTTGACATCGTCAACGGGATATTGCTGTATGTTCCGACATACGCATTTGTGCCGTCAGCGGCCAAGTAGGTCTGGTTGCTACCAGAACGGACCCGAATGTCATTGTAGCCGGATGCGGCGTAAACATCGAACTTACATACTGGCGTAGTCGTGCCGATACCCAGACGGTCGTTGCTGTTGTCCCAGAACAGGTTGGCGTTGTCCTGCGTGTAGACGCCCGAAGCACCGGCGAAGACGACCGAACCGGCAGTGAAGGCCGTAGCGGTACCAGTACCGCCGTTAGCGACGCCAAGCGTGCCACTGACCTGGGTCGCGAGATTAACGGTGCCCGACAGATCACTAGTCGGGATAGTGGACGAGGCGGTAAACGCAGAAGTGCCGTTGCCCTTGACATAGCCCGTAAGCGTCGATGCACCAGTGCCGCCTTTAGCAACACCAAGCGTTGTGATCGTTGGCTCTTTTCCGTTAAGCTGTGTCTGGATCGACGAGGTAACGCCGTCGAGGTAGCCGAGTTCAGTAGGCGACAAAGTTGCGCCATTGGCCGAGACGTTGCCGGCGATAGTAAGAACCTTGCCAGAACCAACGTTCAGACCAACGCTCGTGCCCGTACCATCCGCCTTAAAAACCGCATCGACAAGATCGAGATCGGTGTTGAGCTTAGTGCCCCAGGTATCAGCGCTGGCGCCAACTTCCGGTTTCGTAAGTCCAAGGTTCGTCGTGGTAGTATCAGCCATAATTTACCTCACGCAGCCAATGAGTCTGGAAATACTCGCGGCGTCCAAGTTTCGCTTGTATCAGAAAGCGGAGTCCAAGTCTCGCTTGATGTTTCTTGCGGCGTCCAAGAAATAGCAGTATCTTCTTGAGTAGTCCATGTCTCGGATGTCGTTTCTTGTGGCGCCCAGGTCTCCGGTGTTACCGGCTGCGGCTCCCACTTCTCAACCGCAGTTACCGCTACGCTCGATTGCGCATTTGCGGTGACGATCCCACGCTGGATGCGGTTGGCAGTTACTTGCGCAGACGACTGAGCGTTAGCCGTAATCTTTACAAGGAACACGCCTTGCAGCGAACAACTAACCGAAGCCGCGGCGTTTGATGTAGCGCCGCTCTGCTGAATGCGGGTAGCGGCAACAGTCGTGCTAGACGTGGCGCTAGACGTAACGCTCGGCTGCTGAATGCGCGTAGCTGATACTGAACCGTTGGCAGCAGCGTTGGCGGCGACGGAGATCGACTGTACGCGGTTAGCGGTAACCGTCGTCGAGGAAGTAGCAGAGGAAGCAACGGCGGCGAGTTTTACGATCTGCGCAGACGCAGACGTAGAAGACGTGGCGTTTACGGTGACCCCAATTTCCTTAGGGTCTATGCCGTAATTGCCACGTCCGTAAAGACCGCTACCGTAGCCGGCCATCTATCAATCCAGATTGATGTCGAAGTCTCCGGCCGGGATGCGAAGCACATCGCCCGACGCAATAGTCTTCGGAGTCGTGAGCGCGCCGTAGGCCAGCAGGTTGCCGCTTGACAGCGCATCGTAAACAGCGGCGTAAGTGATCGTGCCCCACGAACCCGTGGCAGTCGGAAACTCAACCGCCGAAGTGTTCGACGCCTGGTTACCCGTCACCGTAAACGTAATCGTCTGCCGAGCGTATGAACCGCCCGACACTTCGGTGCCGCTGCCGGTTTCACCCGGATCGCTGGTAAACAGCGCGACATACAGAGTGGACGGAGCGGTATACGCAGTCGCCCCGAAGACGTGCAGGAGAACCTTGTTCTCAAGATAATTCGAGAAAGACATTCAACCGATCCTTAACCAAACGTGCGGAAACGCGACTTCAACTTAGACGACCCAATGCGGGCGCGTTCGTCGGCCAGCATCATATCATCAAACAGACGCTGGTACAGCCCGGCCCAGACATTGATTCGCTCATCTTCCTTGAGATACGGGGCTGACTGGATAAGGGCCGCGTAAAGGTAGAGGTCAGGGCTTTCGGTCAGCAACCAATTGGTCGTGTTGCTGTCGGACAGCGCCGGAATTTTGGCGTAATAAAGAAGCTCGGCATCGTACTCGCCATCAGGATACGGCACAACTTGGAACTGCTGGCCAATAGTCGTGTAAAACAATGGCTGCTGCGATGCGCTGTAGACTTGGCTCTCTTCCAACGCCTGTTCCGGCGTGACATAGAGCAATGGCGTCACCGGGTTCGTATTAAGCTGGAACCGAATAGTCTGAAGCCAATCGGCCGGCACCGCGAAATACGGTGTGTCCAGCGTGGCATCCGAGCGCGTCACCATCTTGCGATGACGAATGGTCCGGTTAAACTGCGCTTCGGCCAGCGAAATGAAATTGGGGATTGTGGTGTCCAGGTCGTCCCGGTTTAGCCAATCCGCGATGGCCGACTTCAGTTCTGCGTAAGTCGTGATTGCCATCAGATCGTCCCCGGTCGTACACGCCACATAGCATTGGCGGGATCATTGAGCCACTTCACGAGTTCCTGTTGGTCGTCCAGGATACCCTTCTGCTTTAGCTCCATGTAGACCGTCATCGGAATGCGGCCTACGTGTGTCATGTCGCCCCAACGTTTCGGGGCAGCGTCAAACGCGGCCCTATTCGACTCGACAATTCCGGTAACGTCCTGCTCTTTTACGATGACGGCGTTATCGTCGGTGCCGTCGTAATCGAGATAGGTGTTAATGCCGGTTTCGGCGTCGCTAGAAATAAGGCGCTTTGACATGGGATTATCTCCAAAGGTTAGGGGGCAAGCCTAAACCTGCCCCCACCCCCCTGTCAATTAGGCCGTGGTAAGGTCGGCCACGATGCCGTGAGCGGCTTCGTTCGAGACCTTCAGACCGTACTCAACCAGCATCAGGCGCTTCTCGGCGTCGCCGGTCTTCGCCAGTTCCATCTGCTGGATCGGACGCAGGATCGCCATCGACGCGTAATCGGGATCGACGACAAAGGCGTCACGAGCGCGCTGGAAGCGGTTCGGCACGATGTTCACCGTACCGAAGTCCGACACGTAAACGTCGGCGGCGCCGATGATCTGGGCCTGCTGGCCAGCCGGAACGTCGCGGTAGCGAGTGGCAATGCCGTTGAACGCCGAGGCAGCCTGCTTGTTGAAAGCACCAACCATCAGCATCTTCGGCGTACCGCCCGAGGTCCAGACCTGCGAAACGATGTCCTTGAGCAGAGGCTCAGTGAACGCACGCTGCGTACCGTCGGTACGGGCCGAAATGCCGGCGTTGTTGGTGCCGTCCGACGCCTTGTTGACGTTGGTCTTCAGCCACGCGGGCAGACCAGCGGTGCGGCGGGCGGTGGTGGTGTTACCAGCAACCGGCGACTGGTTGGCAAGCAGGGCGCTTTCCATGTCGCGCTTCAGTTCCGAACCCAGCTTGGCAAGCTGATAGGTCAGTTCCGAACGACGGCCAGCCTTGTCCAGAGCTTCGAGCGTACCCGAGATCACGACGTTCTTGGTCGAAATCTGCGTGTAGTTGCCGACGCGGCTGGTCGGGTTCACGGCGGTGAACGACGAAACGTCGTCGCCTTCCAGCGCGGCGTTCGAAGCCGAAGCAGCGGCCAGGCTGTCGGTCTGCCATTCGAAGTAGGTGTTCTTGACGTTCTCGCGGCCGATGTTCGAGATGAACGGGGTTTCTTCCGGCGAGATGTTGTAGATCACATTCGACAGGTCTTCACGGATACCGATAGCCGAATAGCGGGTGAAAGTATTTGCAACAATAGCCATTAGTAAATTCCTCTTAGATGAGTTTGTCCAAAAGCGCAGCCGCATCTGATATACGGCCAGTACGCACGAGGCGCTGCGATGCCCTCTTTACTTCGGTCGAACCCGTCTTGACTTGCGTACCACTACTGCCAGGCTTCACAATTCGCGCCACCTTCTTGGTTGCCGGCGCTTTCGATTCAGCCACAGTCTTAGTACCCTTATCGAACAGCATGGCTTTGCGGAGAATAGCGATGTGCGACGCCTGTTGCAGCGAATTCACATCTTGTTCCGTCAAGCCCTGCGACAACGCCCATTTGCGAAGATCGTTGACTTCCCGTGTCAGCACTTCCTGGTTCTTCCACTCAGGGATTACTTCAGGTAGTTTGGCACGTTCGGCCTCGATAAACGCAGCCATTGCACGCTGCTGTTCCTTGG